CACATTAAAATGGTACAGAATATGAAGGGGTATTTACCTCTATTTGCATCTAATATCCTCTTGAATTATATTGAAGAGGATACTACGGAATTGCGTGATGATACTTCATATGTAATTTCAGAAAAGTCTGATATATCTAAAGATCAAACACCTAATAATTATAGGGTCTTAGAAAAATATCCAAGGATAAGGGATATTATTTTAAATAAGTTTAAGATTGCTGCTGAAGAATTTTTGGGTGTGGGTGAAGGGGAGTATATTATATCTACATCTTGGTTAACCAAGACAGAACCTGGTACAGATTCACAGTTCCATAATCATAAAAATAGTTACTATAGTGGTGTCTATTATTATGATACTTACGTTGATGGTATGGGTGGTATAGATTTTGATAGTCCTATTGAAAATTTAAAATCTTATCATGTTCCTCCTAAACAGATTCATATGACAAATGCTATAAGTTGGTCATTACCAGTGCAAGAAAATATATTATTATTCTTTCCTAGTTATCTTAAACATAAGGTAGCGATGAACAATTCAGATAAGGATAGGAGATCTCTAGCATTTAATATAGTTCCTGTAGGATTTTATGGTGATGCTGATTCTGCTTTTGATACCGATTGGATACCAAGATGACCGAACCTTATACACATGGAAATCTATCTGTGGTAGTACCAATGGATGATTTTAAAATTTTCCTAAGACAGATGTGGAAGTCTCGTGCTACTGAACCTAAGATAGGTGAGTTGTATGAGAAGTATACTAAACTAACAACGTTTGAAGAATAAATATTATTGGAGACCTGCGTATGACTAATGGCATTTAAACCTTTAACTGAAGATAAAGAATCATTACAGGCTTTAGCATTTGCAGTGAGACAGAATAAAGGTGATAATATAACTCCAGAAGATGTGCTTGCAGCAATGGATTTATCAGTTCTGGATTATAATGTTAAAAATTATTGTGATATAGATTATACTAAATTAACTTCTCGTTTCGAGAACTGGAAAAATATAGGAAAACCAGAAGAGTTAGAAGAGTGGGTTAACTCTTCTGTATGGACTGCTAATGCTGTAGTTAAGAGTCAGTATCTGACAGGTGGTGGATATGTTTTTTCTAATAATATAGGAGACCCAATTTTTAGAGGTGCGTATAGAGAAATTGCTAAAGATATAGCACAGAATGCTAAGGATAGTGTTGTTAAAAGAGTTTATAAAACATTAGCAGGTGGTACAGGTGATAAGTGGAATCCTGCTGACGTTATAGCAGTTAAAAAATCTAAGTGGTCTAGTCTGGTTAAACAGATGGAAGGTTTTAAGAATGGTAAACCAGATCTAACAAAGATGAAAGAGTTGAAGAAGTTAAAGGATAAGAATAAAGCTATGGGTGGTAAGGGTTTGAAAGTAGTGGAAGATATGCAGACTCTATACTACTATAATCAATTTGTTGATGAACATTATAAGTCTAGAGATTGTGTACCCATATCACTTAAGAAAGTAATAGCTACAAAGAAAGAATTAAAATCTTTAACAACACCATCAGTTAAGATAACATCATTTGACCATAAGGAATTTAAAGGATTGCAAGATGCTTTAGAGTTAAAAATAGAGATACTTAATACTCAGTTTGAAGCATCTAATGCTAAGTGTATTGTCAACTTTACATTAGCAGGTGAGAAGGGACATAAGATGGACATAAGGGGTTTCCAATCTGCTATTGGTAATGATGTACAGATGCAGTTACAGAAAGGTAGTGCTGCTAATCATGGTAAAGCCACTCTTGGTATCTTTACATTGATTACAAAATTATCTAAAGGTAGAATGGCATTCAGTAAACAGAGAGCAGAGTTAAGAAAATTATTTCCTAAGAAACCAGTACCATTTGGTAGTGCTAAGGAGAAGCATGCTTTTACAAGTTATCAAGTCTTTAAAGATTATACAGAAAAAGCAAAGGGTAATTTTTCAAAGGCAACCTTTGAAGATGATGTACCATTATGGGGTAAGTATATTGAATTCTTATCTGGGAGAAAGCATAAGGCAGGAGAAGTAATGGATGAGATGAATAAGACTAAAGATATGAAGAAGTTTGCGAAGTGGTTAAAGAATAAAGTGCAAGCATATGAAGTTGGTCAAGTTCTAGATCTAGCACAACCTCAGATTAAAGAACTTATAAAAACAAATATTATGAAGAGCATCTATTCACAGGCAGCATCTAAAGGGTTTAGAATATTTGGTGATAAGAAAGTTACTGACTATATGTCAGCAAGTAGTTACGTGAAGGTGGGCGGTTAACAAACTGGCACACTACTGGCACACAACCCTCTGAAATGGATTATAATACAGAGGTATTCGAGACACACACATGCCAAACAAGCACCTTCGTCATCCAGAAGATTCAGTTTTGCACGGAAGGAAGGTAGTTTGGGAGACACTTAGAGAATTGGTTAAGGCAACGAAGTTGTCTGTTAAATGGGATGGAGCACCTGCTATAGTATGGGGTACTAATCCTTCCAATGGACAGTTCTTTGTTGGTACTAAGTCAGTCTTTAATAAGAGACAGGTTAAAATAAATTATACTGTTGATGATATAGTATGTAATCATAAAGGACCAGTGGCAGATATTCTTAAGTTATGCTTGGAGTATCTTCCTAGAACTGATAAGATCTATCAGGGAGACTGGATAGGTGTTGGTATGAAAGGTAGGTTGTACCAACCTAATACTGTTGAGTATCTCTTTCCAGAGGAGATTCCGCAGAAGATAGTTGTTGCACCTCATACAGAGTATACTGAGGTCAGTCCTCAAGCGGAGGGGAAGATTGGTGTTACCTTAGAATCAACTGAGGATTGTTTCTTTGTTGATACTAACAACGCACACATCAAGCCACCACTAGGATGGAGACACTTGATACCATTCATCATTCCTGTCTGGAAGATGAAAGCACCTGTCCCGAAGAAGGGATATAATTATTATTTGATGGAGATTTCTAAGCATATTAATAGTTATGTTTGCGTGGGTTGGTGGGAAGATATGTCTGCTGAACAGATGTACAGTGAGTTAGATGATAAATATAAGAGTGAGGTTAATGTCTATACCTTTAAGGTGTGGTTTATGATCCTCAATTTGAAACAGCGGCTACTCGATGCCATCAAGGTGGATGGAGATGTTGAATGTTTTATCAATGGAGACCCCTCGAAACATGAAGGGTATGTGATATGTTCAGATAATCCATACAAGATTGTAGATCGTTGGGAATTTAGTAAAGCAAACTTTAATTTAGATAAAAATTGGTCATATGAAGAAGTTTAGCTCATTCCTAGCTGAGGCAGCGAGGTCTCAAGCTGCGAGTCAAGCAGAAAAATTACAACTAACTCACGTAGGTTACGGAAAGTATGCCGATGTAAGAGGTAACGTAACTCACATGAGTCAGGGTGGGAAGTTAATTAAGTTAGACCCATCCGATGTCCCATCTGCAAGGGGGTCAAGTGGACAAGAAGATGAAGGAGGTAGCAAGGATAAGGTCGATCAAGGCGAGGTATCTATTACATTTGGAAGATTTAATCCACCTACTACTGGACACGAGGCTCTGATACGCAGAGTAAAAGCAGCAAGTAAAAATGGAGAGTATAGAATATACCCCTCAAGGACGGAGGATCCTAAGAAGAACCCCCTCAGCCCAGAGGAGAAGATTAATTTTATGCGGAAGGCTTATCCAGAACATAGTGCCAGGATTATTAATTCTCCTGACATGCGTACTATTTTCGATGTACTCAGTACCCTTGATTCTGAAGGGTTTAGCTCTATTAACATCGTCGTGGGTGGCGATAGGGTATCTGAGTTCAATTCGTTAGCCAACAAGTATAACGGTAAGGCATATAATTTTGAAACAATTAATGTTATTTCTGCTGGTGAGAGAGACCCTGATTCCGATGACGTTTCAGGTATGTCTGCATCTAAACAGCGTAAGGCAGCAGTTGATGATGACTATGATGGATTTAAGAAGGGTTGTCCTAAAGCAATGAAGCCAAAAGATTGTGAAGCATTGTTCTCTGCTTTACAATCAAAGATGTCTGTAGAAGTACAGGAAGATTTCAATGAAGCTTCTTATATTTTGTATGAGATAGCACCTAAGTTAGATGAGAAGTCTTTAAGAGAAGCATATTTTGAAGGTACTATCTTTAAGGTAGGAACTATTGTTGAGAACGTTAACACAGGAATTGTATCTAAAATTGTCAGTCGTGGTAGCAATTATGTTATCAGTGTTGATGAGAATGAAAACATATTTCGTTCATGGTTAAAGGATTTGGTAGAGCAAAACGATCTTAAGGGATTTGATTTCACACCAGCAGGTGAAATGGGTACAGATAAACTCACTAATTATATGAAGAGACTTACGCCTGGAGAGTTTATAAAGAAGATAAATAAAAAGGACAAGACTTCACAATAACATGTTAGACACCAACAGATCACCTCTTCCAGATATGACTGATGCATATCAGGCAATCGTAGAGAAGAAGAAAAAAGAAGATGACGAGAAACCAAAGCGTTGGCAAGACGATGATGGTGACGGTAAGTGGTATGAGAAGAGTGATGTTGATGGTAAGATTAGTGATAGAGAAAAGAAAGAGAAGAAGAAAAATCAAAAGGAAGAAGTAGAGATTGTTAACGAGATCTCTCCTGACCTAGCACTTAAGGCTTCTAAGGAAGCAGATAAGAAGCGTGGGAAACTCGCTGTTGCTGGTGACAAGGAAGGTGCTGCTAAGAAATCTGCACAGGCAGTAAGACTATACAAGGCACAAGCTAAGAAGAGACTTAATAAAGAAGAGACAGAAATCATTGATGACTTAGTGGAGTCTGGTCTATTTTCTGATGAAGAGATACAAGCTATCTTAGATTTGGATGAAGGTTCATATGCTAAAGGTGGTGTAGTTAAAGGTAAGAAAGCAGTTTCTAAAGGAGTGAAGTAATGTTAACTTTTAAAGAATTAAGCGAGAGGAAGAAGACGAAAGTCAAAATCAATCCTTCCCAGAAAGAACTTACTGAGAAAAAGCGTAAGAGTAGACCTATTGACAAGGATGAGCCTGAAGTATGCGAGTCTGTCGATTTAACTGAAGAGTGGGTTAATGCTAGTGTAGAAGTTGCTGCTGATTACTTCTTTGCAGAAGGTATTAATGAAGATGGTCTCGACCAGATTATAAATGAAGTCGGTCTGGAAGATTTCGTTGAATTTGTTATTGATCCTATTGAGGAATTGAATGAAGAGAGGTCAGCAAGAAAAGCATCTGTTAAAGCACCTTCATATGAGAAGGTAAAAGCAAAGGTAGATGCTGCTGATGCTGCTAAGAAGAAAGCAGGTAAGGGTGAGTACTCTAAGTCTTATGCTAAAAGATCTGGTGAGACTGAAGATAGTACCAACTATAAAGAGAAAGCACCTGCTAAGAAGAAAGCAAAACCAGTTGCTAAGGCTACCGTAAGGAAACCAGCAGCAAAACCTGAGAAGAAAGCAGCGACAGTTAAGAAGGTAGAGAAGGCAGTTAAGACTGCTAAGAAAACTCAACCTCAGAAACCAACTTCCAAGAAAGGATTGTTAGGTAAGGTAGGTGATGCTGTTAAGAAGGGTGTTGAGAGACACAACAAGGCAAGAGCAGCAGGTAAAGTACCAGAGAAACGTGTGAAGGAATTCGCAAAAGGATTTAAGAAAGGTGTTACTGGCACTCTTAAATTTGCTGGTAAGGTTAAGAAGGCAGTTAGTGAAGAGACTATTGATGAACTGAATAGGTATGGTAAAGAGACTGGTAAAGCAACTGGTTCAATCAATAAGAGAGAGGGTTCACCTGTAAAAAAGGGTGGTAACCGTAAGGATCTCGCACTCCTTGCGGTTCGTAATATGATTCGTAGAGAGACAGGTAGACCAGAAGGACAACAGAAAAAGGTAAAGGGTGAGAAAGGTAAGAGGCAGATTGGTGATAGGAAATTTTCACCAGCAGATACGATTGCAAAACGTCGTCAGGCAAAGAAAGATGCTGAAAAACTTATGAGGGATACAAGTGGCACTTAACGAAGATTGGAAACCTGAGATAGAACATATCAAGGGTTCCGACTTACTAAAGAAAAAGAAGAAGAAGGTAGAGGGACTCCCCCCTCACCTTCGGTTGTCTGCTATGAAGAAAGCATTTGCTCATACCAATGAGGAAGCCGACAAGAAAAAAGGACGGCATCCAAGAGACCAAAAAGAATTAGACAGAGCACAAGCATACATCAAGAAGAATCCAAAGTTCGGACTGAAAGAAGTTGCTAGTTACAAAGATTTTATGAAGGATAAAGAGCAAGCTAAGGCAAGGCTCGACAAAAAGATCTCTGATAGAAAACAAAAAGATAAGTTATTTGTTGATATAAAGAAGAGGGGTATTAAATTTTATGATAAGAAAGGGTCAGGAAGAATACAAGGCGGTAGAAAAGTATACGATTAGGGATATATAATACAGTTGTATACAATTCAATGACACTTTCAAAAGAGGTGGTACTTGAAGCATTGAGATGTTGTCGTGATGTCTATCCACACAAGCAAGATTATCTTGTTAGTAGGAAGATAGAAGGTCATACCATACTTGCTGTTGAAGGAACCAATGAGACTACAGACTGGGTAACTAATCTTAAATTTTTAATCAAGAGAGATGATTGCCACAGAGGATTTAAAAACAATGCTAATAGAACACTAGCAGAACTAGTGGTAGCATACGAAGGTTTAGATCCAAAAAGAAAATTAGTGATAGCTGGACACTCCCTTGGTGGTGCTACTGCTACATTGATTGCAGATTTACTATGGGAATCTGGCAATAAGAATATTGCTTTGGTTACTGCTGGTTCACCTAGACCAGGTGGACGTAGGTTGAGAAAAAGAATTAAAGGTATGGAGCATTTACGTTTCGTACACGGTGATGATATAGTACCTGGCACTCCACCTTGGCTTGCTGGATATGTACATACTCATCCAGTCATTAAATTGAAGGATGAGAAGGACACTAGATTTGATGGTGTTGCCGATCATAATATGGGTTCATATTATGATGCAGCAGTAAAATATTATGCATAATTTATGTGACTGTTGAACCCCTAATTCTTATAAATAATCGTAGGTAATCGAACAATTGTAGGAGTATAAACATGGCACTTTGGGGAGTCACAGATGCTGATGAAGCTAAGCCTAAGTGGGCTGTACAGGGTGGTGCTGTAGACCCCTCAAACATTTTTGCTACAGCAGAAGGTTGGGTTCTTAGACACTATAAGAAAGGAGATCAGAGCGAGTACTGGGATGAAGTTCTAGTTGCTGTTGATGGTCTAGTCGGAGCTGGTGGTCGTGGAACTGACACTCTCGGTGCTGCAGATATTACTGCGGTATTCTTTGAGGCAACAACATATGCTGCTGGAGCAACTGGAACCGTTGTTGTTATCTACAACGAGAAAGTAGATGTAACTAACGGTGCTACTCTTGTAGTTACTAACACTACAGATAGTGCAAGTATAACTGCTACTGCTGCTGCACAGACAGGTACAAACCGTGTTGAATTTACATTCACAGCTGCAGCTGCTGATAAGGTACATACTATTGGTGCTCAGACAATCTCTGGAACAATCAAAGACGCTGGTACAAACACAGCATCTGATAAGGTATTCGTTCTAGGTGATACTATTGGTGCTGGTGGTTCTGGTTCTACCAAAACAATTACAACAACATAATAAATGAAATTTGACGAACTGAATGAGGACACGTTCCTCCTGTTCGCCATTAAGCATTATGAAAATCCTCAGGCCGTAACCAAAGAGGATTTTGATGAAGATCTTAAGCGATTTAAATACCTCAAACGTTTACTTAAACGTTACGTTAGAGGTGGAGCATTAAGAACTCATTTGATCATTAATCATCTAATCATCTTATATAATGTCTTTGGTGAAGCAGCAACCCCTTTGCTTTTCTTCAAACTGGAGAGAGAGTATTGGGGTATTTTAAAAACTGTACTTCTTTATCTTAATAAATATCCTATAGGGATGCTTCCTGAATTAGAAGTTGACCCTGATGTCCAAGATTCTCTTGACTCTGTATGAACGAAGAAATGATGACAACTGGTACTGCTGGAGGGGCAGGGTTTAGTGGCAATGCAGCTGCGACTGGTCCTAATGCAGGAATAGATCCCATCATGAAATTTCGTAAGAAATTACAGAGAAGAAAGAAGAAGATTAAAGAGGACAATGAAATTGATAGACCTATTACTGTGAATCGTGTTAATCCAGCACCTAAATCTAGGTTGCTACAATATAAATGTAATATTCCTGGTGTAGGAGAGACCGTTGTCTATGCTAATTCACCAGCAGAACTAAGTCAGAAACTTAGACTCCTTATTAATCCTCGTTACAGGGGTGACATAAAGATAGAAAGAATAATGCCAGCAGAGGCAGGTAAATTTTTCATGAACAAAAGGAATAGTCACATGCGTAACGTACAAGAGTCTGATGATAAGTCAGCACAACAAGCAATTGTTCAACAGAAGACTGCTCTCGAAAAGAAGAAAGTCTTAATGAAGAAGCAAGCATTACAGAAGCAACTTCAATCTAAGGTTCAAGATCTTAAGAAGAAGGCAAGAGTTGGTGGTGCTAAGGGAGAAGCGGACAGTTAGTCATGACTGAACAAGTTAATACAGCTTTGCTAGAGCGACTGGAAAGAGTAGTAACTAGTCTGCAGGAGAATTCCGTAAAGATGGGACAACTCCTTGCTGTTCATAATGAAAAGTTAGATAAGCAAGACCGTATTGATGCAGTATTATTTGAGAAGGTAGATAGTGTACATAGAGAAGTGAACCGTCAAGCATTAGATATAAAGAAAGGATGTGAAAGAGATATACGTAAGGTTGATGACCGTCTTAGGGTCATGGAAAAGAAAATGTGGTCTATCTTTGGTGGTCTTACTATTATATCTTTCATCGTTAGTCCAGTTGGACAATCGGCACTAAGAAACTTGACACAAAGTAATACTTCTAGTATGATAAGGACTCTTGAAGTCCAACCAGTTGTCTGAGTTTGTAGACAATCATTATGTAAGTCTTTTATCTGGCAGACTAGATAAGTTTGTTAAGAAGAAAGCAGATCTTTATAACTTTCGTTGCCCTTACTGTGGTGATTCACAGAAGCATAAGAACAAGGCACGAGGTTATTTTTTTCGTGTCAAATCAGACTTAGTATTTAAATGTCATAACTGTGGAGTAGGGAGAACACTACCAAACTTCTTGAAAGACCAGGCTCCAGACCTTCATGATGAGTATATCATGGAGAGATATAAGAACGGTACAACAGGTAAAGGTTCTTATGTTCCGAAACCAAAATTCAAGAAGCCAGTGTTTAGGAAACACGGTAATCTAGAACTTATTTCTAGTCTAAATATTGAACACGTTGCATACAAGTACATCATAAAGCGAGGGTTAGACCCCTCGTTATTTTATTATGCTGACCAGTTTTGTACTTGGGTAAACACTCAGAAACCTACCTTTACACACATAACTAAAGACCATCCAAGGATCATCATCCCCTTCATTAATAAGGACGGTGAGTGGTTCGGATTCCAAGGTCGTGCCTTGAATCCAAAAGACAAGTTACGTTATATAACTGTCATGTTGGATGAAAACAAACCTAAAATCTATGGACTCGACAGGATTAAAATTGACAAACCAATCTACGTTGTCGAAGGACCATTCGACTCAACCCTCTTGGAAAACTCGGTTGCTATGGCTGGCTCCGATGTTGATAGTAGGACGTTTGGTTGGGGCAATTATATTTGGGTTTATGATAACGAACCTCGTAACAGAGAAATCGTCAACAGAATCACCAAGTCAATCGACAGAGGTGAGAAGGTAGTGATATGGCCAAATGACATACAGGAAAAAGACATAAATGACATGGTAATAGCTGGACATAATGTGCAGTCTTTGGTAGAATTAAATACGTACCAAGGATTAGAGGCACAAGTTAAATTAACCGAATGGAAAAAGGTATGACACCAACGGAAACAGAAATTAAAGTTGTCAAGAGAAATGGTGACACCACACCTCTTGACCTTGAAAAGGTTCATAAGATGGTTGAGCATGCTTGCAAAGGATTAGCAGGTGTGTCTGAGTCAGCAGTTGAAATGAATTCTGGTCTCCAATTCTTTGATGGAATTGAAACTAAAGATATTCAAGAGATTCTTATTCGTTCTGCTAATGATTTAATTACATTAGATAATCCCAACTATCAATTCGTTGCTGCAAGACTATTACTGTTTGGATTACGCAAAGCAGTATACAATGGACACCCTGATAAACATCCTATTCTTAAGGAACATGTAGAATCATGTGTAAGTAAAGGAGTATATGATAATACTATACTAGATAAGTATAGTGAACAAGAGTGGGAAATATTAAACAGTTATATCGACCATGATCGTGACTACCTGTTTACCTATGCTGGCATAAGACAAGTTACTGATAAGTACTTGGTACAGGACAGGAGTACTGGAGAGATCTATGAGACTCCTCAGTTTATGTACATGTTAATTGCTGTAACATTGTTCCAAAATGACGACAAATTCTATAGACTAGAGTATATTAAAAAGTATTATGACGCAATCTCCAAGCACCGAATCAACATCCCAACACCAATCATGGCGGGGGTCAGATCACCCATTCGTCAATTTGCATCTTGTGTTCTGGTTGATGCTGATGACACCCTCGATAGTATCTTTAGCAGTGATATGGCTATTGGCAAATATGTCGCACAAAGGGCTGGTATTGGCATTAACGCAGGCAGAATCAGGGGCCTCAACAGCAAAATCAGGGGTGGAGAAGTTCAACACACAGGTGTTGTACCCTTCCTTAAGAAATTTGAAAGCACCGTTAGATGCTGTACTCAAAACGGGATTAGAGGAGGGTCAGCCACTGTCCACTTTCCTATCTGGCATCAAGAAATTACAGACATCTTGGTCCTCAAAAACAACAAAGGAACAGAAGACAACCGAGTCAGAAAACTCGACTACTCCATCCAGTTAAGTAAGTTATTCTATGAGCGATTTATCCAGAACGGTACTATTACTTTATTCAGTCCTCATGATGTCCCTGGGTTGTATGACGCTTTTGGTAGCGATACCTTTGACGAACTCTATACTCAATACGAGTCCGATGAATCAATCCCAAGGAAAACTATTGGTGCTCAAGAACTTATCCTAGATCTTTTAAAGGAGAGAGCAGAGACTGGTCGTATTTACTTAATGAATATTGACCATTGTAATAGTCACAGTTCATTTAAAGATAAGGTAAGTATGAGTAACCTCTGTCAAGAGATTACTCTACCTACTACACCTGTTCAACATATAGATGATGAACATGGAGAGATTGCACTTTGTATATTATCTGCTATCAACATAGGTAAGATTAATAAGATTGAAGAGTTAGATGAGTTGTGTGAGTTAGCAGTAAGAGGATTGGATGCATTAATTGATTATCAGGAGTACCCTGTAAAGGCAGCAAGACAGAGCACAATCAATCGTAGGTCACTTGGTATAGGTTACATTGGTTTAGCACATTATCTTGCTAAGAATGATGCTAAGTATGATAGTGATAAAGCTTTTGATTTAGTTCATAAACTTACTGAACGATTCCAGTATGCTTTATTGACTGCATCCAATAGATTAGCGATGGAGAAAGGACCATGCGGTTACTTTGGTAAGACAAAGTATGCTGATGGTATATTACCTATCGATACATATAAGAGGGATGTAGATGAGATAGTACCAAATGACTTACTTTGTGATTGGGAGCATCTTAGGAAACGCATATCCGAGTATGGGTTACGGCACTCAACACTGTCCGCACAGATGCCTTCGGAGAGCAGTTCCGTTGTGTCAAACGCTACCAATGGAATCGAACCTCCTAGAGACTACCTGTCCATTAAGAAATCAAAGAAAGGGCCTCTTAAGCAAGTTGTTCCATCATATACTACACTAAAGAATAACTATACTTTGTTGTGGGATATGCATAACAACGATGGTTATATTAAAGTTGTTGCAGTAATGCAGAAGTTCTTTGACCAAGCAATCAGTGGTAACTGGGCATACAATCCAGAAAATTATCCCGACAATGAAGTACCTGTGTCAGCAATGGCAAAGGATCTATTAACAACCTACAAGTATGGTTGGAAGACTTCTTATTATCAGAATACATATGATGCTAAGAAGGATGGTGATGATGAAGAGAAGACAGATGTGGATAATCTTATTAATGATATATTAAATTCTACCGAGGAGGAAACCTGTGACAGCTGTGCAGTCTAAAGAAATTTCTGGTATGACTGTCTTCAATAAGAAGGCAGTTGATACTACAAAACAATTCATGTTCTTTGGAGCACCTCTGAGTGTTCAACGTTATGATTCATATAAGTTTCCCACATTTGACCGACTGACACAACAACAATTAGGATATTTCTGGAGACCTGAAGAGGTATCTTTACAGAAAGATAGAGCAGACTACGCACAACTTACAGACCAACAAAAACATATCTTTACCAGCAATCTTAAGTATCAGATTATGCTGGACTCAGTTCAAGGTAGAGCACCTGGTATGGCTTTTATTCCATACTGTTCACTACCTGAACTTGAGGCTTGTATGACTGCTTGGCAGTTCATGGAGATGATACACTCTAGATCTTACACATATATTATTAAGAATGTATACTCTGATCCTTCAGATGTATTCGATACTATCCTTGAGGATAATAATATACTTTCAAGAGCAGAGTCTGTTACAAAATCTTATGATGAATTTATTAATTATGCACATGAATATGATCAAAGCAATCACTGGAAACCAGAATGGAAGGAGCACATCAATGCAGAATGGACAAGAAGAGATCTTAAACGATACCTATACAAAGCAGTTGCAAATGTTAACATCCTTGAGGGAATCAGATTCTACGTATCCTTCGCTTGTTCCTTTGCCTTTGGTGAAAGTAAACTTATGGAAGGATCGGCTAAAATATTATCTCTTATTTCTAGGGATGAAAGTCAGCACTTGGTTCTCACACAACAGATACTAAAGAATTGGATTGAAGGTAAAGATGACCCAGAGATGCAAGAGATAGCAGAAGAAGAAAGGGAAACTGTTGTACAAATGTTTAAGACATGTGTCGATGAAGAGAAATCTTGGGCAAATTATTTGTTTAAAGAAGGTAGTATGATAGGATTGAATGAAAGATTACTACACAATTATGTTGAGTGGATTGCCAACAGGAGAATGAAAGCAATAGGTTTGAAGCCTATATACGAGCAACCCCTTAGAAATAATCCACTGCCTTGGACAGAGCACTGGCTTAATTCTAAAGGTCAGCAGAACGCACCACAAGAAACGGAGATTGAAAGTTATGTCGTTGGAGGAATCAAACAAGATGTCACAGAAGATACGTTCAGTGGATTCCAATTGTGATATAGAGTGGGATTTGGAAGACTTGAAGAAAGCAATTACTGATAGTGCTGAATTGTATGATGAACTGTTAGACAAAGCAGGGCAGCATGAGTTACCACCACAGACAGCAGAAGCAATGTGGGAAATGGAACGTAAACTTTGGCAACAAAGAGAGGGTGGTCAGCTTGACGAACCAAGCTTTTAATGCTATTGTAACAATATGAACCATTTTGTAATGGTTTACTGACATAAATAGTCAGTAGGTATCAACAGATACCTTTTCGTTCATCCCAGAAGGGACGCAAGTAAGCCGACTCGGAACGGATTATCGTTCATCCTATGGAATTTTTATTAGCTGCTGCATTAACTTGTGCCGATGTATCAAAACTGGTAGATCGTGCTCAGACTGAGAGAGGTCTCAGTCCTGAAACCAGGCAAGAGATAGTGGAGATGTACCAAGTACATCTGACGGAAGCAGTAGGACTAGAGTGTACATGGGACGCAAAAGCCGACTGAAGGAACGGTCTAATAAACCTAATCCTACAGGAGAAAACCAATGGCAAAAGTCACTTACCGAGGAGTCGAGTATGACTCCAATGAGTACAACAAAAAGGTACTCGCTGAAGCAAATCAGCATAGAAACTTCGATCTAATGTATCGTGGTATCAAAGTGAGTCGTAAGTTTGCTTCAAAGAGCTAACTTATACGTCACGATTTGTATATAAAGACACCTGATTGACAGGTGTCTTTTTTTATGTGATAATAAATATTGGAAATTGTATTGAGAGTCATGAAAATTTTTCTAGACTGCTCTGATGTTGACCTAATAAAACAGTCTTATGCTACTGGGTTAATTGATGGAGTTACAACTAACCCCAGTTTAATGCTGAAGAATGGTCACAACCCTTTGGAAGTTCTTAAGGAAATAACTTCTATCTTTCCTTGGGATGCTTCAGTATCAGCAGAGGTTGTTGGAGAAACCGTAGAAGACATGCTAGCCATGGCTGATACTTATCTTGAGATAGCACCTAACATTACTATTAAAGTACCTTGTACACGTACAGGTCTTAAGGCATGTAAAGATCTATCGGAAGATGATGTAGCAGTTAATGTAACGCTTATCTTCTCTGCTGCACAAGCAATACTTGCATCTAAAGCAGGTGCAACATACGTTTCACCCTTCGTAGGTCGTTTGAACGATCAATATTGGGATGGCATATCATTAGTGGAGGAAATTTCAGATGTATACTCAACGCATGGTGCTAAAACTCAAGTACTCGCTGCTTCAATTAGAGAACCTCTTCAAGTCGCAAAGTGTTTTCGAGTGGGGGCTGATATCTGTACTCTTCCTTGGGATATATTTAATAAAATGTATGACCACATTCTAACCGATCAAGGTATGCAAAAATTTGATTCGGACTGGAGTGAACTCCAGAGTAAACTGAAGTGAACGGTAGACTTAATAAGGTAACAATGGTAGCCCAGATCATGAAGATGAAAACTGGGCTAGACAATGGGTGGTATCCTGAATGGGATGAGAGACAGAGAGGAGCAGCTCAAAGAATTCTGCTCAATGTATTAGAACATTTAGATGAGTATTGGGAATGATCTAAATAGGAGGAACTGATATAAAAATTATGAAATGGCTGAAGATGGAGTTTATGAAAACCCCTGGCTATATGAGGGTAAACCTTTCACTTCTGATGATATTGGCGACTTCTTCGGTTACGTCTACAGGATTACTAATCTCCAGTCGGGCAAACAATATATCGGACGTAAGTACTTCACCCAACGTCGTAAACCTAGAGGTGGTAAGAGAAGGGTTACGTCTGAGAGTGACTGGAAGAAGTACTACGGAAGCTCTGACGAACTTAAGAGAGATAGAAAGTTACTTGGGAACGACTTATTCAAGAGAGAAATCATCTCACTCCATACCACCCTTGGCAAAGTAAATTACGAAGAGACACGGCAATTGTTTCTAAATAATGTACTTACTGAAGCTAATGATGATGGGTCACCAGCATTTTACAATTCAAATATCCTTGGACGGTATATGCGAAAGGATTATTTTGGGGGTTGACGATGGACAGTAGTCACTGTTATAATCTAAGCGAACCATACGAATATGACATGACTGACTTCTCTGATAGTATTGAGGAAAGGTACATGGATATATTGATTGACCAACTGCATGAAATAGCAGAAAATTATTTAAATGAATATGAATCAACCAATAGAAGTTAAGTCGGATTATTTCTTGATGTTCTCTGCACCACCTTTGTATGTGGCAGAGTTTCCTGGTGATATTGAAGCGGTTAAGAAGGCAATGGGAACTATGTCTTTTAGGAAGTCGTTGAACAATGACACTACTGTTAACCAATATGTTTTAGAGGAACCAGAGTTTCAAGAGTTAAAAGGATTTTGTGAGTATTGTGTAGAACAATATATGCATGACGTTATGCATGTTTCTAATCATAAAATGATTATTACACAGTCATGGGGTAATTGTACACCTAAACATCATAGTCACCCTAAACATTATCATCTTAATAGTGTAGTTAGTGGTGTGTACTATGTTCATTCTGGTGATGATGCTCCACCAATAGTATTTGATACTCAGAGATGTGACCCATTTCCAGTACGTCCAGAGTCTGATCCTTCTTTGGGTACTAATGAGTTTATGAATGATAGTTATAGTTTTCCAGCATCGACTGGTCATCTGATTTTATTTCCTAGTACACAACATCATTATGTTCCTCGGAATGATGGTGAAGAAGATAGAGTGAGTATTTCATTTAATACTTTCCCTAAGTTACCTGTAGGATCTCATGACAATTCAACATTACTAACTGTTGACAAACTATAATCCCTCATATATAATACAACTAATTTTATAATAGAAGATGGCTTGCTCACTACATGCAAAATTAGATGCTGCTATCGCTGCTGCTAAGGCAGTGTTTGATGAAGCACATGAAAAAGATTCGCTATCAGATAGTGATCTTAA